AACTGACCACCGGGAAGATATGGCTGCAGTCCGAAATGGAGAAATCCTTTAGGGCTGTTGAACTACTTTCTGTGGTCTAGTTTGTCATTCTAAAGAATTCTTCATTTCGACAAAACAATCGAAAAAGGAGAATTTTTAAAATGAAAAACAATGAAAATCAAGAGACAAAGAAAGAACGCTACATCAAAATCAACGGAAAAGAAATACCTGTCACAGAGGAAGTTTACAGAGCATACAAACAACCTGCTTGGGCAGAACACAAGCGAAAAGAAAGAGAAAAGCGTTGCTATATAAGCAACGGAAAAGGAGGAACAAAACGCTGCACGGCTGACTGCAGCAAATGTGACAAGCAACGTACAGGCAGTGTACTGTCACTGGATAGGTTTGAAGAAGATTATGGATTTGAACCATCTAACCATGTAGACATTGCTGATATGGTACTCGACAGAATGCTGTTAGAAGAACTATATGCAGCATTAGAAGAACTCGATCCTGATAGCCGTAGGATTATGAAGCTCTTCAGCATTGGCAAGTCTGAGCGTGAAATTGCTGACATCATTGGCAAGTCACAAAAAGCAATAAACAAAAGAAAAGCTAAGCTATTTACACAACTTAGGGAACGCTTAAAAGATTTTTACTACTAATTACTTATACAAGCCCTCTGATGTCTTGCTGATACCAGAGGGCAGTTCATTTTAAAAAGAATTTTTATAATTTGGTACTCAATTTTATATATCTTGTCCTTTGATTGTTGAGGGAAATAAAAACAACCCTTTAACGGAGGTAAAGATGAATACAAAGACAAAAGAAACAGACACAGAACAATGCAACTCTGAAATCGATGAAGAGTTAGCAGATGTTCTCATAGCAATCAGCGTGATATCAAAAAGATTGGCAAGAAAGCTAAATGCACTATCAAGACAACCGGAAGGAGGTAAACCTGATGGGCAAGATGAATGAGTTATCCCTTCTAATAACTGAGCTAAAAAACTGCGGTGATACCCTCATAAACATATCTGAATCACTCTCTGACTTATTTAGCGGTACAGGTGAATCATTAAACACTGAGAAGTCAGAAAAAGATGCCACAGTTTCAAAAGAAAAAACTCTTACATTAGAGGAAGTCCGAGCTGTTCTTGCAGAAAAATCACGAAACGGGTATACAGCAGAAGTTAGAGCTTTACTCGAAAAGTATGGTGCTACTAAATTGTCACAAATTAACCCGGCACAATATCCTGCAGTGCTTGCGGAAGCTGAGGTGTTAGGAAATGGGTAAACATAGTTTGCTTTCAGCCTCCTCTTCCAACAAATGGATAAACTGTCCGCCATCTGCAAGACTATGCGAAAGTTATGAAGATAAAGGCAGTGACTATGCTGCACAAGGTACTGACGCACACTCTCTTTGTGAGTATAAGTTAAAGGTCGCTCTTGGTATCTCAACCAAAGACCCTACTCCCCACCTCCCCTACTACGATGAAGAAATGAAAGAATGTGCTGAGGGCTATGCTGGATACATACTTGAATTAATTGAAACAGCCAAACAAAAATGCGGCGACCCAGTTGTTCTTATCGAACAACGACTTGATTACTCAAAATATGTTGAGGGTGGTTTTGGCACAGGCGACTGCCTGATTATTGCTGACGGGACTCTCCATGTTGTGGATTATAAGCATGGGCAAGGATTACTTGTTGAAGCTGAAGGTAATACTCAAATGCAGCTCTATGCTTTAGGAAGTTTAGAAATCTTTGATTGCATCTACGATATTGACACAGTTTCAATGACCATCTATCAACCACGCAGAGATAACATTTCTACCTACACAGTATCAAAGGAATCCTTATACCAATGGGCAAATGAAGTGTTAAAACCAACAGCTAAACTTGCTTATGCCGGTGAAGGCGAATATAGCAGCGGCGAATGGTGTCAATTTTGTAAAGCAAAGCATGACTGCCGTGAAAGAGCTGAAAGCAACATGGAACTTGCCAAGTATGATTTTAAGCTTCCACCACTTCTTACTGATGATGAGGTTGAGGATATCCTCGAAAAAATCGATGGATTAATCTCTTGGGCATCAGACATAAAGGACTACGCTCTTACTGCTGCCATCAGCGGGAAACAGTGGAACAACTGGAAGTTAGTTGAAGGTAGGGCTAACCGTAGATACACAGATGAAGCAGCAGTTGCTGAAGCTGTCCGTGCTCATGGATTTGACCCATATGAACATAAGGTGCTCGGCATCACCGCCATGACCGCCCTTATAGGCAAAAAACGATTTGAAGAAATTCTCCAAAGTTATATTGAAAAACCGCAAGGTAGACCAACGCTTGTACCGGAAAGCGATAAAAGGCCGGCAATGAATACAGCAAAACAAGACTTTAATGAAATTTAGGAGGAAAAACTAATGTCAAATAATACAAACAAAGTAAATAACAACGCTACTAAGGTTATAACAAGTCCAAATACTCGCTGGTCTTATGTAAATGTCTGGGAGGCAAAATCAATAAACGGCGGCACTCCAAAGTTCAGTGTCAGCCTGATTATTCCCAAAACCGAAACTCGTATTTTAGCAAAAATAAAAGCTGCTATTGAAGCTGCTTACCGTGAAGGTGAATCTAAACTAAAAGGAAACAGTAAAACAGTTCCTGCTCTTTCTGCTATTAAGACTCCCTTACGTGATGGCGACGCTGAGCGCCCAGACGATGAGGCCTATGCAAATTCCTACTTCATCAATGCAAATTCTTCAACTGCTCCTGGAATTGTTGATGCAGATTTAAATGTTATTCTTACCCGTTCAGAGGTTTACAGCGGCGTATATGGAAGAGCAAGCATAAACTTTTACGCGTTTAATAGTAACGGCAACCGCGGTATCGCCTGCGGGTTGAATAATCTACAGAAAATTCGTGATGGTGAACCTCTTGGCGGCAAGGTAAGTGCTGAAGACGATTTTGCAACTGACCCAGATGAGGACTTCCTCTCATGAGGAGTATAAGTATAGATATAGAAACATTTAGCAGTGTAGACCTCGCCAAAAGCGGGGTTTACCGCTATTCAGAATCATCAGATTTTGAAGTACTTCTCTTTGGTTATTCAATTGATAACAGTGAAACTAATGTAATTGACCTATTAAGTGGCAAAAAAATACCCTCTGAAGTTATCAGCGCACTTACAAATGACAGCATAATTAAGTGGGCATTCAATGCTCAGTTTGAACGCATCTGTTTGTCAAAATGGCTGGGTCTACCTGAAGGTCAGTACCTTGACCCTAAATCATGGAAATGCACAATGGTTTGGTCAGCATATATGGGTCTCCCCCTTAATCTTCAAGGAGTCGGAGCTGTATTAGGTTTAGAAAAGCAGAAATTAACAGAAGGAAAAGACCTTGTTCGTTACTTTTGCAAACCATGTAAACCCTCTGCTTCTAATAATGAACGCATACGTAACCTTCCAATTGATGCACCTGATAAGTGGAAAGCATTCAAGGCATATAACCAGCGCGATGTTGAAACTGAACTGTCCATACAAGATAAACTTTCAAAGTTTCCCGTACCGGATAGCATTTGGAATGAATACCATTTGGATCAGGAAATAAACGACCGTGGTGTTGCTTTAGACATGACATTAGTAAGTCACGCTATTGAAGCTGATAAGATTTCACGCATAGATATAACAAAAAAAATTACTGCTCTTACTAATATAGAAAATCCAAACTCAGTATCACAAATGAAAACATGGCTTGCTGAACACGGCCTTGAAACTGACTCTCTTGATAAAAAAGCTGTATCAGAACTATTAAAGACAGCACCAGAGCCGTTTGCAAATGTACTTGAACTAAGACAATTGTTAGCAAAATCATCTATAAAAAAATACACCGCTATGGAAAATGCAGTATGTTCTGATGGCCGAGCTCGTGGAATGTTTCAATTCTATGGTGCTAATAGAACAGGGAGATTTGCAGGACGCATAATCCAATTGCAAAATTTGCCTCAGAACCATATGCCCGACTTGGAACAGGCTCGTGCTTTAGTTCGAAGCGGTAATTATATAGCTTTAGAACTGCTTTATGATTCTGTTCCTGATGTTTTATCACAGCTTATCCGTACCTCTTTTATTCCCAATGAAGGATGCAAATTCATAGTTGCTGACTTCTCGGCGATTGAAGCGAGGGTAATCGCTTGGCTTGCAGGTGAACGATGGCGTAATGAGGTGTTCGCTACCCATGGCAAGATTTATGAAGCATCCGCAAGTCAAATGTTCCATGTCCCCATTGAAGAAATTACTAAAGGCTCTCCACTACGACAAAAAGGTAAAATCGCAGAACTTGCGCTTGGTTACGGTGGCTCTGTGGGTGCACTTATAGCCATGGACTCTCTTGAAATGGGTTTGACCGAAGAAGAACTTAAACCGCTTGTCACAGCTTGGCGTGCTGCCAATCCAAACATAGTAAAGTTTTGGTGGGATGTTGACCGTTCCACCCTAAAAGCAGTTAAGGATAGAACTACAACTGAAACACATGGCATCCGTTTTACTTATCAAAGCGGAATGCTTTTTATAACGCTCCCTTCCAGCAGACGCCTTGCATATGTAAAGCCGAGAATCGGAACTAATCAATTTGGTTCAGACTGTGTAACTTACGAAGGTGTCAGTGGGGTGAAAAAGTGGGAACGAATACAGTCCTACGGTCCAAAATTTGTTGAAAATATTGTGCAGGCAATAAGCAGAGATCTGCTTTGCCATGCTCTGCAGAATCTACGCCACTTCCCTATCGTAATGCACATTCATGATGAAGTCGTCATCGAGGCTGAAAAACACATGACTGTGGAATCCATATGTAAGCAAATGTGTCAACTTCCATCCTGGGCAAAAGACTTATTACTTCGTGCGGATGGATATGAATGTAGCTTCTACCAGAAAGATTAGGTGATGGGTATGAGAGGTGGAAATAATTTTATTGATCTTACTGGGATGAGATTTGGAAGGCTTACTGTAAATAATAGGCTCCCAAACGTCAAACGAAGAGTTGTATATTCCTGTTTATGTGATTGTGGTCAAATTATATCAGTTCAAGCTAATAGTTTAAGACGTGGAAACACAAAAAGCTGCGGATGTCTACGACGGGATTATATGCGCTTAAAATCTACTAAACATGGATATTACAATGAGCCATTACGGGCAGTGTGGAGTCAAATGCGCCAACGATGTCGTAATCCAAAAAATCAAGATTTTCATTATTACGGAGCTCGAGGCATTTCTGTCTGCCAAGAATGGGATGAATATATTCCATTTCGAGAATGGGCGTTGAGATCCGGCTATCAATCGGGGCTTACTATTGACCGAATTAACCCGGATGGCAACTATCATCCTGAAAATTGTCGATGGATAACAATTCAAGAACAACAACATAACCGACGTCCTCAAAAAAAATAAATATATGGTACTCAAAACCATACCTCCTGTCCTTTGGGTGTTAGCAGGCAATGACGCCATAAAGATTGGAGGATTTATATATGTTTTATGTAAAAGAAAATTTAAGTGATGCGGTTTTGGTCACAGTGGAAATTCATGATGACAATGTGTTCTGTACCTGCCCCGGCTGCGGATGTGAGGTTGGTATTGACCTTGTAGAATTGTTTAATGATGGTGAAAGTGATTTATACGGCACGGCAGTGTACTGCTTAGATTGCAGCAGATTAAGATTGGAGGAAATCAGATGAAAGAATTAATTCCAAAAGACAAATATGGTGTTTTTGCAGACACCAATGATACTGCAAGGGTTGATAGCCTATTTGTTGCTCAGTTTTTTGAAAAGGAACACAAGAACGTTTTAGCTGATATTCGTAGAATTATTGCTCCTGATTCCGGTTTAAGTGAAGATTTTGGTCAGCTGAATTTTCAGCCGACCTCTTATACAGACATATGGAACAGAAAACAATCGGCATACGCTATGACCAGAGATGGCTTCACAATACTGGTCATGGGCTATACAGGACAAAAGGCTATGAAATTTAAAGAAATATATATAAAGCGCTTTAATGATATGGAACAATTTATTAAAACTCTTGTAAATGCCCGCAAAGATTTTCCAATGTTGACTGAAAATATTAAGCTTTTACATGAAAATCCTAAGCCATATCACTTTAGCAACGAATGTGACATGATTAACCGAATTGTTACAGGAATGTCCGCTAAACAAATAAGGCAGTTACATGGTCTTGAAAAAGGTAAAAGCATACGCCCTTATCTAACAGATGAACAAGTTAAAATGATGGAAACTCTGCAAAAGGTTGATATTGGTTTATTGGTGGCTGTACCTGACTATGAACAACGCAAGCGCCACTTAGAATGGTACAAAATGAAATTGCTTGAAAAATCAGCATAAGTGGAGGTCTAAAAAATGAGTATAGACAAATTCAATGCGGAGGGTTATTACGACCCTACCGCTTTTGAAGCCCTAACGGCTATAGAAAAATTAGAAAATGCTCAAGGAAAAACCTATCGACCATTGGTATATGTTTGTTCTCAATATTCTGGAAATATTGAAGTAAATATTAAATCTGCAAGACGCTATAGCAGATTTGCTGTTGCTATGGGATATATCCCTATTACTCCGCACCTTCTTTTTACACAGTTTTTAGATGACAGCAACGATGAAGAACGTGAATTAGGCCTTTTCTTTGGAAATGTACTTATGTCTAAATGTTCTGAGTTATGGGTGTTTGGAAGCACTATTTCTTCCGGGATGAGTTCTGAAATTGAAAGAGCCAAAAGGAAGAAATACACCATCAGATACTTTACTGATGACTGCGAGGAGGTCTTATAATGAAGATTTCTTATGGTAACAACCGTATGGATAAGAAGTGGAAAAACAGTGATATATCTTGGGATGATTTTTGTACAAGAGTCAGTTCAACCCTTCGCACTACAGAAACAGTTGAAGAATATCGAAAATTAAAAAAAGCACATCAAGATAACATCAAAGACATAGGCGGTTATGTAGCAGGTCATTTAAAAGAAGGTCGTAGGAAAAAAGGAAATGTACTATGCCGTTCCATGATTTTACTAGATATGGATTATGGCACTCCAAACGTATGGGATGATGTAATTATGAAATTAAGCTTTATATGCTGCGCCTACTCCACCCACAAACATACACCGGAAAAACCTCGTATACGCCTTGCTATCCCCCTTTATCGTGAAATCAGCGAGGCAGAATATCCTGCTGTATCTCGAATGGTTGCAAAGGAAATTGGAATTGATTTATTTGATGACACAACTTATGAGGCACACCGACTCATGTATTGGCCATCAACCTCAATGAATGGTGTGTTTTGGTTTCAGAAAAAGGATGGAAATTATTTAGACCCAGAAATTTATCTTAACCAA